ATATAATATCCAGTACCTTATTCAAATACCAACGGGCCTTCTCAATGTTCATACGTACATCTTGTTTGCGATTAGATCGCCATGTGTACTTGATGTTGTTGCCCTTACAGAATCCAATGAACTCCTCCTCTGTTAGGGCAGCCTGTATAGCATCAATACATTCTATGCTGCCTACCCCTTCTGACTTGTAGTGGTTAGGGTGATTAACCAAATCCTCTAGCGCATCATCTAGGTTAGCAGCTAACTCTGGTACTACATTCATTATCCTTCCCCCTCGCATTTAGTATTGAAGTTTAATGTTATTACATTGCCAGATACATTGGTTATCTTTTCTTTGTGGCTTATAACAGGGTCGTCTATGTCAGCCATTTCTAATCCATCAACTAGGTCTTCTGTGTAGTCACTTAAGGCATCATCAAATTCCTCATTGTCAGTACAGAACTGAATCATTGCTGCCATCTTATATGCTAAGAACATAAGTTGTGAATGTACATCATCAGAAATTTCAGGCATATGGTTGCTAAACACAGACACCTGCACATCCCCTTCCCACTCCCCATCTTCCTCCGAGATAGCAGGACGCATGATTACACCGAAGTCGTTCTCTGTCATATCAATCATGCTGCTTCCTCTATGTGTATGTAGTTAACCATTGCAGGAACCTTTGCCTTTGATGGTATGGATGGACGTTCTACTAAGGTATCCCAACACTTGTACTTGTGTTGACAGAAGCCACACTCTATACCTAGCTTTAGATTACCTGTTGCTACCTTACGAAATACTTCTTTGACAGGTTCATAACACCTCTCGAAAGAATCATTGCCTACTATACGATCAGCCTTAGCTTCTAGTATAGATAGTTCAGCCTCCATATCAATACCTTCAGCAGTGATAAACTTGAACTGCCCGTTGGCCTTGTTGATAACAATCCAACCACCAGCATCTAAGTCTAACGCTCTACTGTAACCTACTAACTGACCTACGTACCCAAAGGAATCATGATCCTTTACAGTAGCAAAGTCTATCCACTTGTTAGCATAAGCCCAAGGACTACAGGATTTAATATCCCATACAGCACCATCAATGATTAGGTCAGGTGTACCATTGATAACGTGCTTACCTAGGTTAAGCTTTAAGTGCTCACCATCCTGCCATATTACACCAGCCTCAGTGAGGATACCTTTCATGATCGCTTCAACAAGATCACCGAGGATCATGTTAATCAAGAAGCTGTTGGGAAAAGGTAAAGCATCTGTTGGCTGGTTCTTATCAAACCAAAGCTGGCAATAAGAACGACCTATGTTTGACATACGCAATCTAAAGTCTGGATTACGCTTGTCTACGAGTTGCTTTTCTAACGCTAATTTAACATCATTAACCATGAAGTCAAGAACAGGGCGGCTCATACCACCCTCTCCTGCTACTACACTATTAAGATATTTTTGTACCATTAATTCGTGTATGTTCATGTTTACTCCACATCTATAAACTCTTCTACTAAACTTTCATCAGCCGTGTTCAAAGTCTCTACTGCCTTAGCAGTAAACTCTGAGTTGATGTAGTCATTGTACTGCGTGATCCACTCTGAACTATTGCGGTGCATCTGTAACACATGGTCTGTAATAGACAAGTCAGAAGAGAAGTCAACGTCTACCTTGGGTACAAAGTATGACTGACCATTGTTCATTTCTCGCTCTAGCCCTGTTACATTAATGCTGAACTGAATGAATGATCGGTTGCGCTTGGCTATCTCCTTAAAGGAATCTCCAAAGGTCTTGTATGCTTCTCGATTATCTACTTCCCAAATGAATGGTGTAGTACCAACCTTGATGCTCTCTCCCTTCTCATTCACTGCGCCTACCATATCAATCTCACCGAACAACACACGGACACGCTTCACTGACTTGATAAGATCCTTCATCTTGTCAGGCACAGAGTTCCAGTCTTCAATGAAACCTGCTGGCTTACCACAGTTGAAGCCACCATCAGTGTCCTTAAGATCAGAGTTAAGATCATCAGACATAAGAGTCTTAACATAACGACTGTTAGCAGGGTCACTGATGTACCGCTTGTACATAAACGACTGCATAAATAATCGTACATTAGCCTCTGGTGCATAGGCAAAGGTTCCGTCTGGTTGTTCCAAACGATACTGACCTGCCTCTACTACCTCCATCTTCTTCTTCTTTCCGTCAATGTCAACGACACCCATCAATGGGGTATGCCACATACGCAAACGAGGTAAGGTGTTCTTACTACCACCCCCACCTGTCTCGTTAGCCATACCTGTCAGGCGCATTAACTCTTCTTGACTTACTTGGTTTAAAGCTACTTCACTCATACAACATTCCTCTTGCTATTAGCAATCTATTTGATCTAACCAGTTGTTTCCCATCTTAGCTTCTAGTGATAGGGGTAAGTTGAAATCAATATCCCACAGCTTATTTACTGTGCTTACTAACTTACTCTCTACCTCTGCTACTACTGATAGCATTTCTTTCGGCTCATTAGGGTGTACATCTATCACCATACTATCATGTACAGTGTTTACTATGCAACTTTGCAGTCCTCTTTCTTTCATTACTTTCTCCATCATCAGCAGTGCAACTGGCACTATATCTGCCGTAGCAAATGACTGAACAGGATAGTTCTTAATCATGGTAAAGTTTGTCACAGTACCATCACGCCTCCTTGACACATCAGGGAAAGCAAACTGCCTACCCGAAGGTGTTGTAATCTTTCTCTCAGACAAAGCCTCTGTTGCTAGACGCTTGTGCCAATCACAGATACCCCGATACTTATGCATGAAGTGAGTATAATACTCAGCCTCTGCTGGTGTACGACCATAGCCCGATGCTCCATACAACGGGGCGAAGGTATGCATCTTAGCATTCTGTCTGCCTGTTGCCTGTCCTGCATTGGTTATAATGTCAGCCGTGTATTGGTGTACATCAAAGCCATCAATGACTTCCTGTATAGCTACCTTATCCTGAGATAGGTACGCAGCTACACGAAACTCTAGCTGCCCAAAGTCAGCCTCCATTATCTTGCCACTCTTCCATCGTGATATGAACACACGCTTAACAGGGAACGTACCACCCCTAGGCATGTTCTGCATGTTAGGATTACGACCTGACAGTCTAGCTGTGGATGTTATGTGCTGAGTTAGCTGTACATGTAGCATACCATCTGCCTTAGTGTACTTCTCTATGCCACCTACAAAGGAGGACAGGTAAGATTCAATAGCGTTAAGTCTACGAAGCTTCTTCAAGAAGTTACCCTCACGCTCCATGCCCTTGCCTCTAGCTGTAGCCTCAAGTGTCTCAAGGATTCCCTTACCTGTACTGAATCCACTAGCACTAGCCCATGTAGCCTTGGGTGGTGTGAACTTAAGACCTGCCAACTCCCTAGTGTTCTTTAAGGTATAGCCTAGTCGATTACATTCTTTGCAGATGTTCTTGTTCTTACGGGGTGTACCCTTCTTAGTAAGGTGCTGAACCATGCCAGTGCCATTGCACATGAAGCACTTAGCTGCTCTAGTCTTATAGACAGGGCCAGTCATAGAACGCATAGCATCTTTGAATGCAGCGTCAGACATGAAAGCATTAACACTCAAGGCCCACATCTTCTTATCCACAGGCTTACGGGAGAACACTAATGCGGATAGCTGCTCAGGAGAATTGATATTGATTGGTGTATCACCCATCAGTTCCTCAACAAACTCCATTAGCTCTTCACTTAGTACGGCTCTCTCTTCTTCAAACTCAGTCTTTACTTTGTTCAACTCCACTAAGTCTACCTTGATGCCTCGCTTATAGATCAATGCCAGTTCAAAGCAAGTATCCATAGTAAGATCAAGCACAGACTGCATACTACTGTTCTCTTCCGTAGCAAACCTAGCCATCTGTTTCTTGTAGACACCAAGAGTAGAGCGCAAGTCATAGCGTAGGTACTCGTCCAACTCGTCAAAGGGAATGTCCTTTGTAGATGTACCAGACTTCCAGTAGTCAGACATAGTATCCAGCTTCTGCTCTTCCAGTTGGTACTGTGCAGATACAAAGCCTAGGTTAAGGGGAGACTTGATGCCCTTGTTAAGTATGTACTCACCTAACATGGTGTCGTATATCTTACCCTCATACTTAAAGCCACACTCCCATATCCAAGTGAGGTCATGCACTGCATTGTGACAGACCAGTAGGGTGGTAGCATCTAATATGTTCTGAGTTATTATCTTACCATTACAAGTAGGCGGTTCATCTGAATGAGTGAAGGTAACTACAGTTTCGTCCGAGTAATAACTCATGCTCTCCGATAGCATACCTATCATGACTAACTCATTCTCTGCCTCAAAGGGATCAAAGTGCTGCTTACCATCCCTCTTACAGGTGGTGTTCTCTACGTCCAGTACTGTAATCATAAATTCCCCCTTAAATATTTAATTGCTCTCTTCAATCGTGGAACATCATCATGGAAACAACCTAATGCTCTGTTGCACCTATGGCATAGCCAGCCTCTGAAATCGTCTGTCTCATGGTCATGGTCTAGTACCCAAGCAGAGTTACTAGGCCCACCAGTAGCAGCCCTCTCTTCATCACATAAGCACACGGGACATTCGTACCCCTCAGGTGGCTGACCATGTAATTCCTTAAGCCCTTTACGCACTCTAGTTAACTCATTACTACAGGATCTACACTCATGCCGTACATAACCTCCCTTACCT